AATCCCAAAGCCATATACTTCATGCCAGACATGGATTTATCCTGGTCGACTTTACTGTTCCCCACACCCCTACCGAGCATCTGATAGAACGACTGCATTACGGGCATGCCAGAGCATATACTCAGTCCGCACTGACTAATAGAATGTCGCATGGTGTCATATGCTTTTTGACTGGAGATGGGCTTTATTGTGGTGGAGTCCCTGCAAAGGGCATCCACGACATCACGCACCATCCGCCAGCGTTTGCCATCAAACACGGGTCTCATCCTGCAGAAAACCATCTGCTCTAGTTGGTCAGTGACGCTTTCTATTTTAATAGAAAACCCGAACCTAGCACCCCATCTTTGCACACGCTCTTCAAATTTAGCAGCGTCACTCCTCTCCATGATCACATTAGTGTCGTCCCCGGCACACAGGATTTCATATTTAATCCGCATTTCCTTAACGAGTGCCCACACCATGGAGAACATTAACAACACGCCGTACAAGCTTGTGTTCATGACCCCAGAGTTGAGTGTCCCGTCAAATTCAGAATATATGCGTCCATCATGGCACTTTGCCTTTAATTTAGTGCGGTTTTGCTTGTCCAAGAGCCATTGTAATATTTTCTGATCATCCCCGTCACAATCATTGTGTATACATCCTACGAGTACTGACCTGGCCCACTGCAATGCAGGCACACTCACGTGCTGGTCAAATCTCTCGCAGTCTAAATTCACTGTGACAGGGTCCGTAAATATGGCCCATTTCTCTGCAACAACCTCACCAAGTTCAAAGGTATTCAATCCCTTAGTTACCGTCACCCGCGTGCACCCGTCATCGGCGCACAAATTGTTTATTGTGTTATATATAGCCTTTTCTAGTGGATATACGTACATTCCTAATTCGAGGTTTGCGCGAATAGAAACTGGTCGGATCACTCGGGGGCACTTATTAAGCTCCTGCTTTTCCTTTTTGATAAATGCCCCGATCTCGAAATCACTGTCGCTCAACGGTACAAAAGGCAAGGTTTCGGCTGCCTGCTCATAGCTCCTCAGCTTCGGGCCCTTGTAACGGGCCAGAAACTGGCTAATAGAGAGCTTACGCACTGGCGGCGTCGTTTTCACGATTTTCGTCCTCACCCTTCGCATCAACAATCGCCAGGCATTGCGCTCCGGTTGCAAAGGCCGGACAAATTGCCCGTCCCTCTTAACATAGAACACTCTACCCATAATTGCACCCCTCATTTCGTCTAAATTATTACCATACACTACCTTACGTGTACCCGGCCCACTCTCAGCAAACCTGTGGACCTTCACCCGTTTAGGACCGCCCACACCTGCGAACTCCCTATACCGGACTCTCCGATCCGCCGGCGCCTCCAACCTCATCTCGGCACCCTCGAATCGCCCGGATAGCTCGCAAGCGTAGCAGCCCTAGCATCGGCTAGCGTTTTGGAGACGCCGCATACGGATTCCGTTACCGACAGCATAACTACTGTGAGCGAACAAGGCTGCCTCAACGTCTGCTTCTGTAGGGGTTAAAACCATCTAAACCGCTATAGGCAGCCATCGAGCCACATCGGCCGTGCGCCCATTACGCTTGGACATTTCCTTTCGGAGATAGTCTCTAACAACCATGGCGTTCGCTTTCATTACAGTGCTGTCCCCATCCGGAGGAAAGTGAGACTTGCCGAAATCGACAATGTCAAACAACCCTCGGTGGGGGATCCTGCGTCTCCTCCGCGCTAACCTCCTTCTTTCTACGTCGCGGTTTTCGGTTTCTACAATTGCTAATAAAGGCTCTGGCTGCACTGCAGGCGCGTCTTCGGGTTGTGCAGGTTCATCGTCGGGGTTAACGACATCGTCCCGTTCCTGCTCCAACCTGTTGTTGAGATCCACATCATCCTGGGTCACGCGATCAGGTGACTCGTAAATTCTCATCAACTCAGAGAAATACTCGTCATCCTCCCTTTTCACGCTAACCGGAATTTTGTGTTGCGCCCACTTGTACAACCGAAAGAGGCCATAAGGAATAGCCCCTAACGGCACCCACACCAGAGCCGTCGCTACTGCTAAAGATAGCTTGCCGCATGAAACTGTTTCTTCCACATCATCCTCGGGATTAGGAGTGTGGAAGTCGTAAGCATCCCTGTTAATCGCTAAGTTTCGTAATGTTGTGGCCATGGTAAGTAATTGTATTAAAAGAAGGGGGGTTTTGGGTTCGCACTAATCTCACCCGTATCGACCCAGCCGTGTTGCGTGGCCAGCCGATTGGCACATTTTAAGTGTATGCTCCACTTTACGGTCCACACTCCTTAGGATAAGAGTAAGCTCCGCAAACATTGATAACCGAAGCCTAGGTAGCAACAATTCAACCCTTACGCTCTCGAGAGACGGATTTTGAAAGACCGCTCAGAAACTTAGGCTCGCGCCCCCTTCAGGTTCGCTTTCTCACGACGGGTGCGTCGTCGCATGCAGGTTGTCCCGGCGTACACCGAGGCTCGCGCCCGGCTTACCCGTCGCAACAGTCACCGGCCGTACATGCAGCTAAGCACACGTGGAAAGTAAACTCCCCTAAAGGTGATGAAGAGAC